CTCGTTTAAGATCATCAGAACTTCCGTAGTACTTTTTCCAGTCAGATTCTGAGGTAACTCTTCTTTTTCCTCCTTTCGGTTTTCTTTTCTGTGTAAAATATTTTCTTCCGATATATTGTTTTCCAGAACAAAGGTTTGTGATTCTGTAGACAAAACCATAGTAGTCCTCAATGTCATCAGAAGTAAAGGGTAGACCATTATAAAGCCAAGGATTTTCATAATCAACATTAAGTGACATTTATAGTTTCATAATAAACATAAGTGCATAGTATGGTGGTCTGTTTTCGTGAGAGTTACTACCTCCTTTACTTCCAGTATTACCAGTAATCGAATGGTTGTGAGCATCATTATTAATTGAAATTCCTGTATTATTAGAGTTAATACGGTTTGCTGTTCCACTATCTTTAAGACCAAATGCTCCACCACTACTTATGATATTACCTTGATTGAAATTCATTGTATGTGTATGGCCTGGATCATTAACACCATGATTATGTGTATCATTATTAGTGGATAAAGTTCCTTTATCGTGATTATGACTTGGTATTTGTGACACTGTAAGAGTTACACTATTTGAACCACCAGTATTGTTGACTGAGTATGCACTACCAGCACCAACAATAAATCTATCTCTTAAATCTGGTGTGCCGTTTTGACCATTACAAATGGCCCATCCACTAGGAGCGGTTGAACCAGTGTACATCAAGATCATTCCAGTTACAAACAAACTAGAATCATCTAATCGTGCATCAGGAATCGTCCCTGCATTTAAGTTACCAGCATTACGATAATAAGAACCGTGTTGGCCGTCAACAGTATCAGCGTCTATGCCATTTCCAGATCCTTCATCTGCGGTTGTAAGAAACTTATTATAACTGCCTCCGTTATAAAAATATGGGCAATGTTCAAATGCCCAACCAACACCCTGATTACTTGGGTTAATTGTAAATACTCTTGATTGAGTTAAATCATCTCTGTTTATACTAATAACCCAAGGATTGCCATTTGTCGGTTTTAACTCCAACATATTGCCTGAGTTATGATCTATTATTACCTTGTTTGTAAGAGTAGATTGTCCAGAAATTGATGCGTTACCACTCACAGTCAGTCCAGTCAATGTTCCAAGAGATGTAATACTTGATGCAGTAATACCACTCGCCAAAGTAGTACCAGTTAAAGTATTTGCAGCTGGAACTGTAACTTCAGCCCAAGTTAGGCCACCACTGACACCTGTATTACACTGTAAAAATCTTCCATTTACAGGAGAGTTACTAATCTTTAAATTAGCTTCATCAATTACATTGTTATCTACAGTTGCGTTCAGAGTGACATTACCAGAACCATTAAATGATTGTGTGTTTGCAGTTATCTCTCCACTAATACTAAAATTTCTTGATGTTGCTAACGTTGTTGCAGTAGCAGCATTACCAGATGTGTTTTGATTACCAGCCTGATTGACGCCTGGCAAATTTATATTTGCAGATCCGTTAAATGATACTCCACCAATGGTTCTTGTATTTGCAAGTATAGTTGCAGTATCAGCATTACCTGTAAGGTTTCCAGTGACATTACCAGTAACATTACCTGTTAAATTACTTGTTACTGTATCGAAATATCCGTTTGCAAATCTAACACCATTAGAACCAATATTTTTAGTACTATCAGAGACAGGGATTATATCTCTGTGTGGTCTTATTTCAGTCTCTAGTAAATCCAAAACACTAGTTAAAGAGACAGTAGAACCACCAGTCACATTACTCTTCAACTCAAAGAACATTGTTGCATTAGAATTTGCATCAGTGTTAACTTCTATTCTTGCTGCGTTTCCGTTTTGTTCTGGTACACCATTTTGATGATTGAAAGTGACATTAGCATTACCCTGTGAATCATTAATAGTTAATGCAACACCACCACTACCTTTACCAGAAACAATGTCACCAGTTGTAGTTAGATCATTTGTATTTGGATTAAATTTTAATTGACCATCAGTTTTTACACTATTGTTACCAGAAGATGAATCAACAAAAGTTATAAATCTATCTGCGTTAGTATTACTATCATCATTAATAGCTACTTGAGATGCAGCACCAGCAGATAAACTCCCTGCGTTTACCCATCTGGTATCACTACCATCTGATGAAAGAACTTGGCCACTACTTCCAAAAGCATTATCTCCATCTTTTAATTTGCCGCCAAGTCTAAGATCACCTTGTACGTAAATATCACTATTAACATTTACGTCATCTGCAAACGTACTTAATCCTGTAACACTTAAATCATCACTAATTCCAATGCCATAAGTAGGGCCATTAGCAATAATACCGTTAATGGTATCTTGACCATCACCTACACTAGGGTCAATGAAACTTCTCCACTTAGTCATTAGGATTCATCTACAATACTACATTCTTTCCACCAAGTAGCTTGTAAAACTTTACCTGTTAATTTATCTGTGTATGTGGTGGCTTTTTGTTGTTCTGCTTGAAAGAGTGTGGGGTAAACTTTTCTATTTTCATAAACATCAGTCCATCGATTATTATCAGCATAATATACAATGTCTAAGCCAGGTGTTTTACTTGGTTTTGTTATATGATATGCCATGATTATTTTAAGTTGCAATTAACAACACATATGATATTATTTAGCGGTTTCATTTAAAGATAATCTAATGTTAAATGAATAAGATATTCTATCCTCATCAGACCTATTTTCTTCTACTTCATGTTCTAAATTAGATGGGAATATTAAAATTTTACCTTCTTTAGGAATAAAATAATATCTCATGTAAGAATTTGAATTTAATTTAAATTCATTTGTATAACTATCCAGTTCTCCATATCTATCGAAAACTTCTGGTGATTCAAATTCTATATTACCAGAATATTCGGGAGTTTTAATCCAAAAAACCCCAGAGAGATTAGATCTGGGATGATTATGTTTTACGTTAAAATTACCAGGCTCATTTATATTCTTCCATCCCTCAATAGTTGCATAAACATTACTTAATATAGGCAGTTTTAAGACCGAATCTGTAATTATATTCTTTAACAATTTTGATTTGTCTTTTTGTATGTTGACTGACTTAGACTGCCATCCACCACGATTGGATATTTTTCTTCCTATAGGATCTTCTTCTCTTTCTTGATATGTTTCTTCTATTAATTGATCTCTATAATCATCAAAATTATCTATCCTTAAACTATGAATAGAACTAGGGAAAAGGTTTATAACTTTATAATTTAAATCCACTGAAAGTATCCTTCTTTACATCCTGTTTAATACCACCAACCACATAAGATTCAACTTCAGTTTCTTGTGGTGCAACTTGAAGACCTTTAGAACTGATCCAATGTTCTGTCCAAGGTAAGGGATTGTTTCTTTGTGGAATATCATATATTGGTTTTAAACCAATTGATCTCATTCTCTTATTTGCAATCCATTCTACATACTGACATAATAGTTTGTCATTCAATCCAATCATAGATCCATTTTTGAACAGATATTCTGCCCACATTTTCTCTTCATTTACAGCTCGATCAAACATAGTATAAACATTTTTCTCTTCCTCTTTTACAATCTCTGTCATATCTGGATCGTCACCTTTTCTCCAGTAATTTAAAATGTTTTGAGTTAACGCAAGATGCTGGTTTTCGTCTCTGGCGATGAGGGAGATAATCTTAGCAGATCCTTCCATAAGTTTAAGTTCGCCAAATGCAAAACTGCAAGCAAAACTAACGTAGAAACGTATACCTTCAAGTATATTGACATTGGCCACCGCCCTGTAAAGTTTTCTTTTTAGTTCTTTCATTTCCCACTGAGCTGTAGGAGATTCACGATAACCCTCTTTCCACATATTACCGATACCAAACTCTTGAGCCTCATTGATAAAATCATCATAGGAACCAGTAACACTAGCTGCACGAGATAAGATACGATCATCATCTAAAATAGTATCAAAAACCTCTGCAGGATTAGAATAAACGTTTTTAATTACATAAGTGTATGAACGTGAGTGTATCATTTCCATGAAAGACCATACCTCCATGCAAGCTTCTAATTCTGGTATAGAACAATAAGGTAAAAATGCCATACCAGGCGCACGACCTTGAACTGAATCAAGCATGATCTGATACTTCAAGTTTGACGTATAGATATGTTTCTGTTCTGGACGTAATGATTGATAATCACCACGGTCTTTTTGTAGAGACACTTCTTCTGGTCTCCAGAAATAACCAAGTTGTTGTTTGGTTAAGTTTTCAAAGGCGGGATACTTATATGAATCGTATCTTTGAACACCTAAAGGTTGGCCAAAAAACATTGGTTGTTTTTTAGTGTCAACCTTGTTGGGGTTGAAAACAGTCATTCCTTGAACTTTTGTCATTGGTTTGTCGTCTGCAGATGAAACCTTAAATTGTACAGGATTCACACTCTTCCTCCTCTGAATTGTTTAAATTGTTAATAAGATTTTCTAAGTATTGTGTATTATCCTCTTCTTCTAATTCATCACTCTTCATATCATTTGTGTTTTGATAATAGGAGGTCTTCCAACCATACTTATATGTGGTTAGAAGGTCTTGTGCCATTACACTCACAGGAACTTCAGCATCTGGATAATTTTTAGGATTGTAACTCCAGTTTCCAGAAATACCTTGATCAAAGAATTTTTGCATCACAGCAACAATATTGATATAGCCTTCATTACTAGGCATATCCCATAGTAATGTATAGTTATTTTTCAGAGTTCCATAAGATGGTACAATCTGTTTAAGAGGCCCTTTCTTTGATTTTTTAATGGACAAGTAATCTCTAGGTGGCTCAATTCCATTTGTTTCGTTTGACACAACGGAGCTGCTCTCCGAAGGCATTTGTGCGGACAATGTTGAGTGCCTGAGACCGTGTTCCAAGATAGATGACCTAAGAGATTCCCAATCATACTTTAAGTTGTTTGGTACAAGTTCATCTACTTCCTTTTTATAGGTATCAATCGGTAGTATTCCGTCTGAATATTTAGTCCTGCCAAAATCTTCACACCATCCTTTCTCTTTTGCAAGTTGATTTGACGATTTAATGAGATAATATTGAAAGGCTTCTGTTAAATCATGCACCAGTTCCCATGCTTTGGGATCTTCATACTTCACACCATTCTTAGCAAGGTAGTGTGCTAAACCAATATATCCTACACCCAATGATCTACGTGCTTTTGTAGCTCTTTCTGCTGCAACTACTGGATATTGTTGATAATCTATCAGTTCCTCCAATGCACGTACAGCAAGATCACATAGTTCCTCCAAATCATCCAGTTTATTTAACTTACCAATGTTAATTGCAGATAGTATACAGAGTGATATCTCTCCTAAATGATCGTCAATATGTGATATTGGATATGTTGGTAGAGTAATTTCTTGACAGAGATTACTCATATGAATTTGATCTTTGAATGATGAATGAGTATTACAATGATCAATATTCATTATATAAATTCTACCTGTCTCTGCTCGTTCTTTAAGTAAGTCGAGGATGAGTTCTTGGGCTGAGACTGTTTCTCTGGGGATCGATGGATCCGATTCATACTGACAGTATAAACTATCAAAAGAATCGGTGCCAAAACTCTCATACAAGTTAGGACAATTATGGGGAGAAAAAAGCGAGATCTCCTTATCTTCGATAAACCTTTCGTAAAAGAGTTTTGAGATTTGAATTGAGTAGTCAAGTTTTCTAACACGATTATCCTCTGTTCCTTTATTATTTTTCAGTACAATTATATCTTTTATTTCTTGGTGCCAGATGGGGAAGTGGACAGTCGCCGATCCACCTCTAATGCCATTTTGAGTGCAACATCTGACAGTTGCTTCAAACTTTTTGAGGAACGGTACAACACCTGTGTGTTGAACTTCCCCGCCTCTGATTTTACTGTTGATACCCCTGATCCTACCTGCGTTGATACCGATGCCAGCCCTTTGAGCGACATACTTACCAATGGCCATATCACTACTAAAAATACTATCCAAGGTGTCGTCAGCATCAACCAAAACGCAAGACGCAAATTGCCGTATAGGTGTTCTGACACCTCCCATGATGGGGGTTGGGATGTTGATTTTGTGTTTGGAAATGGCATCGTAATACTTTCTAACGTAATTCATTCGTGTGTCTTTGGGATACTCTGCAAACATTGTCAGAGCAATCATCATGTACATAAACTGTGGAGTTTCAAATACTTTTCCACTACTTCTGTCTTGTACAAGATACTTATCTACAACTTGTCTGAGTCCAGCATAGGTGAATAGATAATCTCGATCATGATCTATCCAACTATCAGCTTGATTGATCTCTTCTAGGTTATACTTGTCATAAATTGCAAAATCATAAACATGTATACCTGTACAGTTCTGAATATGATCACTTAATGGAGGCAATTCTCTCATTCTACCATATAAACTTTTTCTAACAGCAAACAAGAGTAATCTTGCAGCTACATATTGGTAATTAGGATGATCTAAATCTATCAAATCACTCGCAGATTTGATTAGAATCTCTTGGATTTCTCCTGTTGTGATACCATCATAGAACTGTATTCCAGATTGTATCTCGACTTGACTTGCGGATGTTCCTGCAAGTCCTTTGGTTGCTTCCTCAACCATTAAATGCATTTTTTCTAAGTTAAGAGGTTCGATAGAACCATTTCTCTTCTTGACTTTGATGCCGTTGGTCATATTTTTTTCCAATTGTTAAATTTAAGTTTTGCTTCCAATCCAGAATGTGTATTTAATTGTAACACACTTTGAATATTATGTCCACCTAGAACCATATCATTAATATCTTTCTCTGATATGTAGTTTGGCCAGATAACTACACACTCACCTCCATCAATACGTTGTTTGATTCTCCTGACAATCTCTCGATTTCGAGGTTCGTTGTCATAAACATAAACTTTTTTACCTCCTTTAAGATTTACTATGTCACCATCACTACCACAAAGAGCAACACTATTTTTGACAAAGGTTGAGTCAAATGGCCCTTCTACAATGTAAACAGTTTGTTTCGTATCTATCTTATCAAGACCATAAATTTTAGGACAATTTTCATCCAACATTACGGTGATGTATTTCAGATTATTTTTACCCAGAGACCGACCTTGAAACCCGAATAAGGCGCCATTTTCATCTCTCAAGGGTATTATAATCCTTGGTTCATCATTCTTTATATTCTTGAATACTTTTTTATGTTTGTTTGTCCACTTCATAAATGATGGACAAAAATAAAAATCAGAGAGATCTTTTATCCCTCTGTCTGATAGATACTTAAATGCGAAATGTTCTTTATTTAGATCAGATACGCTTGTTAGATCTGAACATATTTCTTTTTTCTTAAAGGTTGGTTTTGGAAAATCAAAAACTGGGTTAGGTGTGTTCGTAGCTTTACCAGTCAGACCACTTTTATACCTCTCCATGACATATTGATCATGAAGATTACTGTCTTGATCTTTTAAAAAGTTAGCTAATGATCTACCTACACCACAGTTATGACATTTGAATATGATATCATTCTTTTTAAGGAATAGATATCCTCTACATTTATTTTTATACTTCTGTGAGTCTCCACAGTAAGGGCATCTAAAATTATACAGTCCTCTTTTCTTCTCCGAAAACTTGTTAAGTCGAACGGATACCAGATTTATGTATTTTGTATCTATGTAATTC